CTCCTATAACTTTTAAGACTGGAGAAGTGTTTGGGTATGATGGTAAAATTCCCAAAAAATACGGGGTCGTAACAACTCAGGATGCAAAGGCTATTTCAAAAGCGAAAGTAATTACAGAAAAGAATCAAAGGAAGCTTGAAGAAAAGCAAAGAGAAGAAGCTGAGATAGGTAGGCAATCGCAAACTATTTTAGTTAGTAGTAAAAAGAAGAGGGATAAGTAGTGGCGATAGAATCTGCGGCAGACAGACTTGTATTTTTTAAGACAGATGAATTCGGTGTTGAAGTTGCTGTAGGTGCGAACACGTTCAATGGTTTGTTTGACAATGATTATGATGATGAGCTAGACCTGGAAGGTGCAAGTGCTCAACTATCTTGCAGGACAGAGGATGTTACTACGTTTTCCATAGTAAAAGGTACGTCCTTGGTCATTGCAGGGAGCACATATCTTGTCCGTGAGCTACGTGCTGATGGAACAGGGGTAACTCTGCTCTATTTGGAGGCTCAATAGCGTGGCGGGTCTTAATTTAAAGATAACCATGGATAAAAAGGCTCTGGATAAAGCTTTAAAAGATATCCCTAGCAAGGTGGCAAAGCCAGCGTCTGTGACAGCTATTAACAAGGCACTGAAGGTGAGTAAGAAAAAGCTTATTCGTAACGTTTCTAAGACATCAGGAGTCCCATCTAAGCTGATTAAGATAAAGACGGTACTGTATAAAGCGAGCAAGAAATTTAATGCGGGGTTGTTATGGATTAATCTATCCCCTGTTCCATTAATTAAGTTAGGAAGAGCGACAGAAAGAGGGACAGGTATAAGAGTTGGAAGAAGAACTGTGAAAGGAGGCTTCATAGTTCACATGAAATCTGGTCATGAAGGTGTTTTTGTAAGGAGAGGAAAAGATAGGCTTCCAATAGATGAGCAGAAATTAAAGATAAAAAGAGCAGGGTTAAGAGCGGCATTGAGATTAAGGTTGTTACTCCCTAGAGAATTTATGAAGGTTTATGTTCCGGAAGTTGAACGAAGACTAGCGAGGTTGAAAAGATAATGGCTGCTCTACACATGAGAGAACATGCTCTAGCCGCATTCACAACGACGGTGACTGGTTTAACAACGACAGGAACTAATGTTACTCGGGGAAGAGTATACAATATATCTGAAGCGGATCTTCCCCATCTATCCATTTTTCAAGGGGAAGAAGAACCTTTAGTTGCAGACAACGAAGATGAAGCAGTGTTTATCCATGCCTATTATGCGGTGGAAGTCATTGTTGAGATAACTGTCAATGCTTCTAGTGGTGTTTTAGAAACTTTACTGAATTTAATATGCAAAGAAATTAGTGATGCTATTAATGTAGACACAACTTTAGGAGTGACTGGATTAATAGATACGATTGAATTGAATAGCTCTAAGCCAGAGTTTACAAAAGAGAAGGAAAAAAGGTCTGGACAAATGGAAATGACGTGGCTTATAAGGTACAGAAGGTTAAGAAGTGATGCGACAGCTAATTAGGAGGTGTCAAAAATGAGTAAGGTTAAGAAAGTCACAGGTGAAAAAGAGACAGTTACTAAGACTGCTCGGGATCCAAAAACAGGTGCTAAGAAATTAGTGAAGACAAACCCAAAGAAGAGGGAGGATTAAAAAATGCCTATTAAAGCGAGAACAGTTTTATTAGCGAAGGTGGAATCTACAGAAGGAACAGACCCAAGTCCAGTTGCGGCGGATGATGCGATTGAGATTATGGATTTGAGGTTAGCGTTTCCTCCAAGGGTTATAGATCGCCCGATTTTAAGTAACACAATGAGCAAGCGGAAGCCGTTGCATGGTGGAAAGTATATGGAAGCTTCTTTTCTTTGTGAATTGAAAGGTAGCGGAACGGCTGGAACGGCTCCGGATTGGTTAGTGCTGGCGGAAGCTTGCGGATTTGACAATACGAATGTCCCTGCGACTTCAGATACGTTGGCTCCATTAAGTACCGGGATTACATCGGTCACATTTTATTTTTACAGGGATGGTTTAATTTATGAAATGAATGGTGCTCGTGGGAATATGGGTATCGTATTACAAGCTGGAGATTCACCTAAACTTCAATTTGATTTTAAAGGTATTGTCGTTCCTCTTATTGATGGAGCTATTGTTTCTCCTACGGTAGATAGCACAGATCCTACAGTAGTTAAAGGTGCAACGTTTACGATGGGTGGGTTTGCTGCGGTGATAGCTAATCTAAGCATGAGCTTGAATGCACAAGTTGAAATGATAGAAAGCGTTAATGCTGGTGAAGGGTATGCCAGAGCGGATATCGTAGATAGGCTTCCTGCTGGATCGTTTGATCCTGAACAGGTGTTAGTGGCGAGTAATGATTATTGGAGTAATTGGGAAGATGGCACTACTCAAGCTCTTTCAATTGTTCTTGGTTCTTCTGGCGGAAACATAGTTACGATAACAGCTCCTGTTATAACGTACAGGGAGCTCAATGAGGCTGACAGAAATGGAATTATGATCCATGAAATTCCATTTACACTTGCAGAATCTTCAGGTGATGATGAAATTTCAATTGCTTTAACCTAAACGAGGAGAAAAATAAATGTTAATTTTAGACCCATATCAGCAAACAGAGTTTGAACAAGGTGAAGAAGTTTATTTGTTGAGAGGATTAACTTCTAGAGAAAAGATAAGGCTTTTACCAGAAATGATGACTGGACAAGAATTAACTCCAGCCATTATGCTTGAAGTGCTGGAACATGGATTAGTTGGTTGGAAGAATGAAAAAGTTAAGTTTGATTCTAGCAACATGGATAAGATGATTGACATGGTAGACTTTGATGATCTTATTCCTATCGTTACCAAGATTATTTCTTTGTCTATGCTAAGTGAGGAACAGGAAAAAAACTTAATATAGCAATTGAAGTTACGCAGGGATTCGATTGCTGTAAAAAAGTTCCTTGTACAAAAGATGATGGAGTTAGTACATGGGAATTATCTGACGGGAGTATTTTAAAGACGTGTCCTGCTAGATTAGTCAATGAGGAATCTATTATCATTATGAATTGGTATAGGCATTATAAAAATGGAATACTTCCTGTTCAAGGTGGGTTGCTAGATCAATCTGCTATGTACTATTCTGCTATGTCCTTGATTGAGCGAAGGAGAATTTGAAGTGGCAAAGTTACCTGATGCGAAAATTAGATTAAAGGCTAAAGACGAAACTAAAAAAGGAGTTAATAGTGCTAAGAAAGGATTCAATGGTTTAAGTACAGCCATCAAAGGAACTGCAATCGCTTCTGGATTGCTTGCGGCTGGATTAGCTGTAATTATTTCAAGGTCATTAACTGCAACAGATAACATCGGAAAGATGTCAAAGATATATGGCATCGCTACACAGGATCTCGCTGCATTCAATCTCGCCGCTCAAATTGGTGGCACTACTCTAGAACAATTTGCGAAGGCTGCTCGTAACGTTGCAAAGAATGTATTTGAATTTGTAACGAAAGGAACAGGTGAAGCAGTAGACGCGTTCAGGGCTCTAGGTATAACCACAGAAGAACTTTTACCCATATGGAATGATCAAGTTGCCATTTTTAATTTAATGGCGGATAGGTTAAAAGAAATTCCGGATGGGTTAGCGAAGACGGCTATAGCTTATGATTTATTCGGTGGTCGTGCTATTGCTTTACTCCCAGCGATAGCAGATGGGTCTGAAGGGTTTAAAAAATTCAGGGAAGAGGTTGAATTGTTTGGTACAGCGTTATCTGATGCGTCTGTAAAGGGAGTAGAACAATTGAATGATGATATGCTGCGATTAAAATTCGTAATGAAGGGATTCACTGATCAAACAGTTGCGGCTCTAGCTCCTGCGATGAACATTGTTGTAAATAGTCTAAGACAATGGGCTCTTGGAGCGGCAGAAACTAAAGGAGGAGTAGAAGCTCTTGCTAAAACTATTGCAGTCAATGTTATGGGTCAATTGGAAAATTTAGTTCTAGGAGCTGCTGAATTAATCAATAAGTTTAGACAAGCAATAGCGGATACAAGAAATTTAAGAACTTCATTAAATAATTTAACTTCAGTATTTGATGGTCAAAGAAGAACGATAGAACTTCTTGGGAATGCTATTCTTTTTTGGAGTAAAGCGGTAGTGAATGCTACAAGTGATTCTGATAAACTTGTTACTGCTAAACTAATAGACATTGATAAAATAAAAGAAAGATTTGAAAAACTTAAAGAATCAATCATAGAAGTTCAACCAGAAGCTCAAAAACTTGCAGAGGTTTCGGCAGAAACATTCATAAATTTAATAGCTGGAGGAGGGGGGATAGAAGCAGTCACAACATTCCACGCTCAGCATTCTAAAGGTCTTGAAAACAATATTATTTTGTGGAAAGAATTAAGTAGTGAAGTCACGGATTATACAGAAGAACTAGAAGAATTAGAAGTTGAGATTGAAAGTACGGATTCTGTGATGCAAGAACTTGGATTTACATTTACTTCTGCATTTGAAGATGCTGTGATAGCAGGAGCTTCTTTTAGAGATGTACTGCAAGGAATATTTGAAGATATTCAAAGGATAATATTAAGGAAAACATTAACAGAACCTTTCGCTAAGTTGTTTGATAGTTTTGATCTTGGTAGTTTGCTTGGTGGAGGAAGTGGCTTTGATAATGATGTAGCAAGTGGAATAGGTGGTCTTGTAACTGGTGGTGGAGGACCTGCTCTGGGAGCTGGATTATCAGATTTTGCATTCGCAGAGGGAACTGATTTTGTTCCTCAGACAGGGTTTGCGTTACTACATAAAGGAGAAGCAGTTATACCAGCATCACAGAACAGAGGAGGAGGGAATGTAACTTTAAATCAAACTATAAATATTGATGCTAGGAATTCAAATGTTTCCGCTTTAGAGTTAGAAGATGCAGCTAGAAGAGGCGGTCAGGAAGGTTATCAATTGGTGTTAGAAGACTTAGCAAAAAATGGTCCTATAAAGAAACAGACAAGGTGATTTTATGGCGATACTAACTTTTCCATCAATCCTTCCAGCTAAAACTAGGTTTGGATTAGAGTACAATACAAGAACCTTTGAGAGTCCGTTAGTAAAGAATGAACAAACTTTAGAAACTCCCGGTGCTAAGTGGAAAGCAAATATGGTCTTTGATTTTCTTACAGACGATGAGAAGAGGGTGTTGGCAGCATTCTTTATTTCATTAAATGGTGCTGCGGGTAGGTTTTATTTATTTGATCATTCAATGCGTACACCAAGAGGAGTTGCAACGGGAACTCCATTAGTGAATGGAGCAAGCCAAACTGGGAAGTCTTTAATAACGGATGGTTGGACATTTAGTATTACTAATATTTTAAGGGCAGGAGATTATATTTCATATACTGCGGGAACTTTAAAACAACTTCATATGGTCACTGCTGATGTTAATAGTGATGGAGCTGGGAATGCTACGCTTGCTATTGATCCTCCAATAAGAACATCTCCAGCAGATGGAGCTGCTATAGTTACCGTTGATGCACCTTGCGTGATGCACTTAGATGATGATGTTCAATTGGTATGGAATGTAAGACCTCCCACTCAATTGAGTTTTAATATTAATTGTTCAGAGATATTTAATGCCTAGAACAATAGATACTACGGTAAAAACGGCGGCGGCGGCATCTGTTGTAAGACCTGTCTTAATGGTTGAGATGGATTTTGCGGGTGGTAAGCAGTATGTGACCAATGCTCCATTTGATATTGTTTTTGATTCTAATACGTATTTAGGTGTCGGGGATTTAGGATCTATTAATAATATAACTGAAGTCAGTGATATAGAAGCGACAAATCTTTCTTTAACATTGTCAGGAGTTAAACCTAATTGGATTTCGCTTGCTTTAACCGAAGATTTTCAAGGGAGACTTGTTACGATTTACATGGCTTTGTTGGATGACCAGCACGTTGTTATTGATAATCCATTTAAGCTTTGGGAAGGAAGAATGGATACCATGTCTGTTGTGCTTGATAAGGAGTCCACTGTTTCTTTAAATTGTGAATCAAGGCTTGCTGATTTGTTTAGGGCAAAAGTTTTTAGACTTAACAATGCTACTCAAAGAGACCTTTATACAGGTGATATTGGTTTACAATATATTGAATCTATGATTGAAAAGGAAATTGTATGGCAAGTAAAAAATCTATAAGAAGGAAAGATAACTGGGAAATTTTAATGCGGGAAGAAGTTGCAAGCCTTAGAGAAAATAAATTTGTTTATGGTAAAAGTGATTGCTGTATTTTTGTTGGCAGAATTATGAAGGCTATGACTGGCTTTGATGTTATTAAAGATTTTAGGAAGTTTCATAAAATAAAAAAATATAATGCTGATACTTTTGAAAAAGTGTTGAAAAAAATAGGTGGTCTTGAAAATGAATGTACTCGTCAATGGGGTGAACCTTTACCCGTTGGAAAGATGAGGCGCGGAGATTTGGGATTGATACGAGATGAAACGGTTGGGATATGTGATGGTGATAATATGCTTAGTCCTGATGCTGAAGGCGGTATTAAATTGACCGACCGTTCTGAGTGTACTATGTGCTGGAAGATAGGTTAGAATGGGCGGATTCTTTAAAGCAGCACTTTCTCTTTTCACTGGCTTAACTCCTGGTGGATTCTTTGCAAGATTAGTTCTTAATTTTGCCATATCTTTTATAGCTAAAAAACTATTCGCTCCTGACGAGCCTGATTTTTCTAATTTTCAACAGGAAGCACAATCAAGAAGTTTTATTATTCGCACTGCTTTATCAGCTAAAAAACTATGTTATGGTTATGCTATGACTTCTGGTCCATTGGTATGGGCGGAAACTAATACGAATAAAGATAAACTTTATTTAGTCATTGCATTAATTGGTCACAGGGTTCAAAACATTAAAGCTATATTTCTTAATGAGGTTGATTCTAGGGATAATTCTGTTGCTTCAGGTTCGTCAGTTGCAAGGATAGAAAAACATAAGCTTACAAAGCCAGTATTACAATCAGGGACTTTATATAGAGCAAGAATTATTGTTAATGGAGAAACCTTTACATCTGATTTGACTTGGGTTGCTGAAATAACTGTGCTAGGTTTAACTGCTCCCGGAGCAACTTTAAGACCATTCATGGATGATTTACTTGCTAAAATACAAGCAGCACCAGGATACGCAGCGGAAGATTATTTGGTAACTAAAAACGATACAACTATAATAACATCATTTGCCAATACAGCGGAACAATTTTCAGCAACATTAATTTTTACAGCAAAAGTAGCGGGAGTAGACTTTGGTGTTATTACAACTCCGGTTGGTACTTGGAAAAAGACACTTGTTCAAGGGAATGAATCAGTACAATTTGTCACATTCAATAAACATTTAGGGGAATCAAATCAAACAGCAGATTCAACTTTGACCGCTGCATTTCCTAGCGAGTGGACGAGTAACCATAGGTTAAGGGGAATAGCTTATTTTGTTGCTGTATTAACTGCTGATAACGATAAGTTTCCTACGGGTATTCCTAATATAAAAGCATTAATAAAAGGCCGGTTGGTTCCTGATGTAAGAGAAGCAGGGATTACTATAGTTTCATCAGGTACAGATGATATTATTACTACCAGTGG